GCACTTGACCAATAACTTAATATACGACTTCGGTAATTACTATCTGTTTCTCCTGTTATACGATTTAATTTAAATAATGCGCCGATATTATCTAAACTCGAATTTGTTGCGGTACTTACTCGTATTGTGCTCTTTAAATTATCAATTTGCGTTTTTATATTATCTAAATTAATACCGATACTTTTTAATAGTTTATAATTATTACTAGATGTTTCCTTTTCCAAAAAATCTGGTAAATTATCCAATAAATTTTTTAAACTTTCTTCTGTCATAATCAATCACTTTTTAAATACCACAGCCATTCCTAAACCACCATTATCTTGTAAAGTAAACGTTGAATATGGTTGTAAAGATAAACTTTTTAACGCATTTTGTATATTCCTTGAAATTTTTTTCCATTCTATATTTAAATATCTTCTTGTAGAATATTCATCATCTATATATTGTGTAATATCAAAACTTATTTGTTTTTTAATAAATTTAATTAAATCATCTTTTTTGCTTTCTTTAAAACTTTCTTGCAATTTATCTAATCTTTCCATATAATTCATATCATTCACCTTATTTAACTTATAACATGTGTTCCAGGAATTGCTACTTCTGTAGAAGCAATAACATAATCTGCAGCTCCGCCACCGCCGATATCTGATACATTACAATTATCGACACCACTAACTTCCATTATACTCCAAATTATTTCAGCTAATAAAACATTATCACCAACACTTAATGTTGCAAAATAATTATCTATACTTGTTTTAACATTGGTAATAACATCCGCGCTTGTATAAGTAGCGTCAATAGTTAATGTTGCTGTAATTGCTACTGTTATATATGTTGGTTGACTTACAGTCACAATAATTCCTGCCGCTTTCTTTTCATCCATTAATGTTTGAGCTTCAGCTATTTGTGTTGCGGTTAATGCACCACCCCGTCCAACAATAACCGCATTTACATATCCTAATTTATCAAAATTAAAATTGGTATAAAATAATGCAGCGTGAACCGGTTCAGTAGCTCCCAACCATTGTATTTCATTTGTTACTGCGCTTAATGTAAAATCTGTATTTCTAGTATAATCATTGGCACCACTTGTATCACCAATAGTAAAGTTTGCGTCGTTAATTGCTACTTTTTGCCATAATGCATAATTAGTAATAGTATTATCATAAACTTTTACTTCCTCCGTTGCTGTTGTTTCGGGCAGATCATCTATTGTTGCATTACTAACAAAAGTTAATGTTTTTAAATTATATTCTAATGCTGAAATAGTAGCAACATTAGCCGCAGCACTTGCATTTTCTATTCGTTCTTTTAATTCCGCATCGGTTTCAATATTTACACCACTTGCAAATGCGGCATAATTATATAATGTATCGATTTGTGCTATATTGGTTACTTTATATGTTACTTGCCCGATACCAACATTATAATCAGCGCCTACAGTATCTGCGGTTACAGCAACTTCTAAACTTAATGGAATATAATCAATTAAAAATGCAGTACTAGCATCAGGTAATGTTCCAGTAGGATCAAATCTAATTAAATTACCAGTATAATTATATACATCCGCCATATGTAAATTATCAATTATTATATCGCCTGCTGCAATAGTATCAGCATTGTTATTCACGTTTACTCTTAATCTATGAATATCAATATTAACAATATCTGGATTGCCTGTTGTTATAACTTCACTATTTGTATAATCAATAAATATTAAATTCCAACCAACTGCTAAATCTGATACATCATATGACATTTCATAATTATGTGTAGCAATTGTCGCATCAGTTATTGCTAATTCAACTGTATCGATTTTACCTAATGCTGTTGCGTCTTTAATATATAACCAAATAACATCATCATTTTCACTAAAATCTGTTGCTGCACCAGCAGTAAATGTATATGTCATTATTTTTCCCGTTGTTGATGTTTTAATTAAATTTAACGACCCAGCTCCTTCTCTATATGTTGTGTTATTTAATGTTGGTGCTGCGGCATCATCTGTATGAACCCAATCTGCGTGTGTTTCACAATTATCCAATAATACAAAATCAGTTAAATTTTCTACATTTCCAGAAAAATCTGAAATTAAATCATAATCAGTTGCATCAATAAAATTATATGCAACAGCCCCAGCTGTTCCATCTATTGATGAAACACTATTTATAAATTTTTGGTCAGCAGGATAATCATAAATACCATCTATATATGTATGCGATTCATTTATTATTGTTGTTGTAAATGTATAATCCGCAGATGTTACAAAATTATATTGCGTATCACCTGGTGTTGGTTGTGTACTTACTATTGTGCCACTAGCTATAGTAAAATTGCTAGATGCCGGGTCATTCCTTATGAAACTAACTGTTCCTGTCGCCTTTGTTCCTGTATTTCTTGTAATACCAACTAATAATCCTAATTCCTCTAAATAATCGCCAGTAGCAGTTGATATTCTACTTCCTTCATCAATTATAACTAAATCATCATATTGCTCCTCTATTTCTTGTGCTATTGAAGTAACAAATATATCTAATATACTACCAATATTAGCATCATTAATTTCATCGACATTAGATATAATATTAAAAATCATATTTGTTTTTATTTCTTGTAATGTTTTTGTTATATAACCCATAATTATCACCCTGAAATGAAAAGTGGATAAATTAAATTCAAAGGAATTGTGGAATCAATAGGTAATACCGTTAAATCAATTTTTATTGTATTACTATTTGTACCTTCAAAAGATAAATTTATTTCTTCTATTTTTTTTATACGTGGTTCTTGCATTAATGCTTCTACAATATAACCATTTAATTGTGTTTTAATTAGTTCTTGATTACCATCGCCCATAATTTTATAAATTTCACTACCGTATCCAGCCTCTATGTATTCACCTTTAGTAGTTAATAATCTACTTATTATAGCTTGTTGTAAATTATTCCTTTCAGTTATAACCGCAAAATCTTGAAACGGTGAAAACTGAATATCAAAACCTTTTAATTTTATATCTTTCCCGTATATAGCATCGCTCATTTTAAACACCTTAATTATATATAATTATAATTTTTATATTATATAAAAATATTTAATATCAATTTTATGTTGCTCCTGTGAAAATTCCGTTTTTAAAATGCAAAGTTGTTGTCCCTGTACCTGCTGCATCACGCACAGTAACGTCTGCAGTAGCACCCGCTGTACCGTCGCTTGAATTGTAATTACTACTAGTTAAACCATTAGAATCAATTAAAACATATTCACCATTTGGTTCTTTTATTTTAATTGTATTATTTTCGTTAATAAATATATATGCCCCGTTTGTCTTATTCATTAATAACACTTCATTTTGCTTAATTGTCATTTTTGAATCTTTTGTATTACTATAAATATCAAACATATTACCCAATATAATTGGTCTTTCACTATTAGTTATAAACCCAACTAATACAACACTATTAACTGTAGGATAAAATATAAATCCGCTACCATTACCTAATCCTTGACTAACTATTTCGACATTATCATATGATTTATTTCGACTTAATTGCTTAATATTAAATGTTAAATCGCTGTTTACCCCAGTAACAACATATATATCCAAGCCTTTAAGATTACCAATTTCTTCATTTATCATATTTCTTAATACTTCTTTTAAATCTTTAATATTTTCCAGCATATAAATCACCATTATAAATTGTTAGGGTTAACTGCATTCTCCACTTTATCACTTATATTTAATATATCCGTGTCTAATATACCGCTTGAATCTAATAATATATCATCAGGGAAAAATGTTAATCCATTACTATATGCAACTATTTTACATTTTATATTTTCCTTACTTATTAATATATTTCGTTTTTTAATTATCCATTGTTGTGTTTCAGGTATAACCGCAGAATTTTTAATAATAAATTTGTCTCCTACAGTTTGTTCTGGTATATATACACTCTCAAATGTAATTGTATAATTTTTTGCATAATCCAATAATAATTCCCTTGCTAATTGTTGACACGCTTCATTATTCCCAATAAAATCTTTTCTTTCTATATATCTAGGATATAAATAAATTTGGTCAGGTACAACATTTTCTGATAAATCCTCAGGTTCCACACCAAGCATTAATTGATATGCAATAGGGTCATAAGCAGCCCCAATACAATTAGTACCAATTACTACTACGCTATTAACACGGGTCGATATATTACCATAATCAATATTAAATATATTTGTTTGCATATTATATTCATATGCTTGTTCTTTATCATAAATAAAATAACTAGGACTCGCTATATTTAATACGCCATTAGGAGTTTGATAAATTTTTATTGCATATTTAGATTTAATATTATCGCACACTTTGCCGAAATTAGGCGTTGAATCTATATCTAATAAAAATGTTGTTTTTAATTCATTAACATTTATTGAAATTAAATCACTTAATCCAATATCATCAATAGCTTCATTTAACATAACATCAATAGTAGAACTAAAAAAATTAAGTTTTGTTGGGCGTTCGTATGCTAATCCAAATGTACTTTTACAGCTAATTGATGCCCAATTAATACCACTGCTTTTATTTTCGTTCAATGGGTTTTCATCCACATAACCATCAAAAATAATATTTAAATCTTCTATATTAGCACTATCGCGTTCATCAGGCGTATTGAAAAACTTAAAATATACTTGTATTCTATCGTGATATGTAATATTTTTAGTGCTCCAAGTATCTTCTTCATAATACGGTATATCGAACGATAAAGTGTTATAACAACTATCTAAATCCTCATCGATAGCAATATTATTGCCAATATTATAACTCTTATCTTTAATAACGAGTAAATGTTTTCCATATTTCATTTATTACACCTACATAATTTATTGTTCTTTTCGTATAAACTATAAATTAATTTATCGCGTTTAGTATTAGTCATTTTTTTTATAACAACTTTTTTACATTTACGGCAATGACTAATTAATATCATATATTTCCAACCCTTTCGTTATAAATATTAATTAATGATTGACTTAATTCAAAATTAACCGCATTAATTGCTACTTGATTAACATTTGCAGTTCTATATTCTGTTAATACCATACTAAATGGTAATGTTTTATCGTCGCCTTCAATTACAGAAAAACTTAAACTTTTAATAAAATATTTATTAGTTCTATTAACAAATTTATAAGGTCCTATAAATTCTACTACTTCGCCTAAATCTTTTAATTTCATTAAATGATTTTTATTGTTATTTACAGTTGTTATATCAACAGCCATCAATGTACCATTAATAGGTATTTCTTCTTGCAACCTTCCATTATTATAAACAATACCGCCATCACCAGTCGCACTTTCATTTACTATAATAACTGAATTACCACCTATTGTGTAATTGCTAGTTATATATAAATTAAATTCATTGCCTGAACTATCTTTTAATTTATGCACACCTTTCCCTGTATTTATTGTGGATAAAACCATTCATATCACCTGATTCAATTGTTTCGCCAATATATTAGCAAAATTCTTTGTTTCTTCTGTGCTTGTAGCTCTTCCAGTATTAAATGTTATATTTTGTTTTCTATTATCACTGGATATATTATTATAATTTGAACTTGAAATCGCAGATGGTGATGATTTTTCATTTCTATTACCAAATAAATATTCCAATCCTTTTTTTATCATTTCAAATGCTTTTATTAAAAATTTAAATGTACTTGATTCAGTCCATTTCTTCCATAATGCTTGAATATATTTAATAATTTTAACTAAATATTTAAACCCTTTTGATTCAACTATTACATTTTGGAATTTTTTCCAATTTTCCATACCGCGTTTAATAAAAAACGACATAGCTCTGATTGTCCATATAATAGGCGCTAATCCCACTTTGATAATAAACCCTAATATTTTGCCTATAAATGTTAATGTCCAAGTAATACCTTTTAATATTGATTCAAATGTTTTTGATTCAGTATTAGCGCCTTTAAACATACTACCAATTTCAGTCGCCATTTCAATAAATGGCATTATTAATGCTTTAGCAAATCCAAATAATCCTTTTAAAATTGCCCACAAATACTTAAACCCCATAATTAAAGGCGCCAATAAAATCTTAGCTAATGGCTCCATTTTTCTTAAAAACTGTATAAAAAACGCATTAAATTTGCCCCATGCTGATTTAATAGAACCCACAACTTTATGAAATGTTGTTTGCATTCCCAAAAAATTAATTTGCCACATTTTTTTTAATGAATAAACCGCAGCAATTATTGTTACAACGGCTATTGCCAGCGGTGCTACGGCTGTAGCAAGCCCTCCTAATATGCCTGAAATACTTATAGCCCCAGCTTTAAATGCACTTGTTACACCGCTAACACCACGTATTATACTTTTAAACATTCCAGCGCCTTGTGATTTACCACGCGAAAATCCTTTATTAAATATATTTATTACTCCACCAAATGAATCCTTTGTTTTACTTTTAATTTGGTCTAATGCACTGGAGTAATTACCAGTCATCATATCTTTTAATGACGCAAATGTTTCGTTGGTTTGAAATGTGGTTTTTTTAATATCTTTAAGTTTATTATTAACTTTCGCTAATGTTTTATTCCCCATTTTTTGATATATTTTATCAATTTTAGTACTAATCTCACTGATTTTATTTAAATTATTAAAAACCGAAAACGCTTTGTCTCCGCCTTTTATTACAATTTCATAATTGAGAGCCATAATTAACCGCCTCCGATTTCTTTTTATTTATATATAAAATCGCTATATACGATTTTTTTTTATCTGTATATTTCCATAATTTAACTTCGTGAATTGGTATTCTATAAAATGTGGCGATATTGTTTTCCATATGTGTAATAAAACTATTATCTATTGCTTTTATTTGTTCATAGAAAATATGTTCATTGTCCATATCGCCATCAATTACAAAAAATCATTCAACTCATAAACATATATTGTCATTAATTTTAATTTTAAATATACACTTCCAGGTAAATTTTCAAAATCTTGATCTGTTAATTTAGGTTCTATTAACGATTCTTTTGCTAATAATACTTCTAACGAATTTAATCCTTTTTCCGCACGTTTTTCGCATGTATCTAATACAGACCCTTTTTGTTCTTTCATTATATATTTTATACCTTTTAATTCTGCTGTAAATTTACCATTTTCTTCTTTAATCCATTTTGGTTTTGTTTTCAATTGTTCTATATCATTTTCCATCATATCCACCCTTTTCGCCCTGTATTTCTAATTTTGTTAAATAATCTATTTTTAATATTTTATCTTTATCTTTATAAAATATTTCTATTTGTCTTGCATATGAAGGAATTACGGATTTAAAATTAAAATTTTGTAATTCATCCATATTCTTTAATTGAAATAAATGTCTCTCTTTATTCTTTTTAACTGTATTTATTTTTATCATTTATATCAACCTCAATTTTAAGACATGTCTGCGTCCAAAGCATCAAATTCTTGAGTTATTTTTGTTTCTTCACCCATAGCGAAATTCAATTTAAACCCTTTTAATTTAGCATCGGTTATTGTCACTTTTCGTTCTGGATTTTTATTTTTAGTTGTAGCAATAATATCAAAATATGGATTATCACCATTGTTTAAATCACTAAAATCCTTTATACTATCAACATCTAAAAATAATCTTTCAATAGTACCAGTATACGCCATTAGACCATCTTTAATTTCCCGAGGTTTTTTACTACCACCTTCGTAAATTGGTTTATTCTCTTGTGTTAAATTAATATCTAATGACTGCGCACCGCCAACAGTGTTACCGCCCATTCTTATTTTTATATCTTCTAATGCTACTGATTGTTTTATTGGAGCCATTTAATCACCTCTTCTAACTTATATTAATATTGGTATAAATAAAGTTTGTAGCCCTTACTGGTTTATAACCAACTGTTGCAATCATTGAATCTGAACTAGACCCCGCAATTACTGATGTATTAGTATATTCAGTTATATAACCTAAATTTCTATAACTAATTAATTTACTATCTGTACCCGCTGCAATAAGTGATCTATTTTCTGCCGTATTTGGTTCACCTAAAAATCCGTCAAAATATGCTTTTAATTCCGATCTTATGAAATCACTCATATCAACAATTATCTCTTCAAAATATAATGAAGATTCATCGCCCAATGTTGTTATTGCTCTAACAGCACGTATAGAACCATTTATATTAGCAATAGGAATAGTACTTGTTTGTAATACTTGTTCTTGTTGGGTTTTTGTATAATATTTTGTTCCTGTGGATTCTAATATACTTAAATCATCAATGTTTATGGTTTTATTTGTCATACTTTCTCCATAATCTAAAGTACATAATTTTCCACAATATGCAGCAGCTAAATAACTTCCATCAATTACACTACTATCACCACTATATCTATTTTCGTATGATACACTTGGTGATAATCTAGAAAATCTTTTTCCTGCTCCTGTTCTTGCTGCCAATGTTGTTATAGTTTCATCAACAGCAATACCGCCAAGATATCTAGCATATATTTCTTCCGAAGCTGCTCTACTTACTAATCTAGCAACCATAGCTACATCAAATGCATTATCCGTTTGTCCTGGACATAACATATAATTAAATTCTTCATTTAATAATAAATTATCAAATGCAGTTGTAAAATCAGCAGTATCTAAATTATTTTCACCATCATCCCCGCCAGTTAAATATGTTTTTGTTAAATCAGCTACTAATGTTGCTTCTTGTCCGCTTTCTACGGCAGCAGTAACTAATGTAGAACCAGTATTAACCGCAACAGCAAGTAATGCGTTTGTTGAATATCCCAATCCACTATTATCATATATTTCACTTATTGAACCATCCGATACAACTAATGATCTATTAGATCCAATTGTTGCTATTGTTAAAGATATTAAATCCCCATATGTGCCTTTATAATATCCTTCAAAATTAATCATATCAGTAACACCGCTTACAGCCATAAAATCTGATTTTGCTGCATCGCCATCGTCTAATCTAATAACTTTTAATGTTCCCCCATTTCTGAAAAATAAATCTGCACCTTTAATTAATGTTAATCCAGTTGTACTTCTTTCATCCCCAAATTTAGAAACAAAATCAGATAATGCACTAACATTAGTTAATGTGGAAATAGGTCCCCAATTAGCCGAGCCCAACATAACCGCTACTCTGTCGCCTGTTGGTGCCACGAAACTTGATAGAGTTTTTTCATTTATTATTATTTGTGGTCTTCTCATTCCCATACGTTTCACCTCAATATATTTTTATTTAATATGTTATTGTTTCGTTCAAACTATAACTCGCAATTAATTCTCCCGAATTATATTTTTTGACAAAATAATCTTTAAAAACAATATCGCATAATATTGTACTTCCCCAAACAGTTTTAGTATCATCATAATTAAATTCAATATTAGTTACTTCTGCTTTATCAAATAGTTCAGGTAATATACCAAATTCATGCTGTTTCCAAATCATTTCTTTAATCTCATTAGTTAAATATGAATTTAGTTTTTCACCATATAAATGAAATTCCGTATTTTCTCTAGTTACTTTATATGATGTTCGTTTTTCAGTTAATACATATATTTGTATTTGACTTGTTGCTTTTCTATAATAATATTCATTATATATTTCACCGATGGTTTCGGTAAATATAATGTTACTATTTGAATTAGACTCATAATTAAATGGTGCCAATTTTAAGACTACTTGTGGTAAATTAGTATTTTTCTCTGGAAACTCTGGAAACACCCATCGTTTATTAGCTCTATCTATTTTTATATCCTGTACGTTGTCCTGAATTAAATTTCCAAATGTTTCTAAAACAGTAAAAAACCCTATATTTACAGTCATATTGTAATCACGACTCCATTTTAGTAATGTAATTATTACTAATTCAAATTATTATATAATATATATATTTTAACATATATAAAAATATTTAAAATTTAATGTTTTATAAGTAACTTTTTTAATTGTTTTTCAAATTGAGCTTCGAATTTTCGTTCCACTGATGAATCAGCAAATGTATCATAAATAAATTTTCTAGCTGCCATACCGGGATGATTAATTTTTTTAGCAAAATGAATTTTTGAACTACCACCGAATTTCCATTTTAATGCTTTTTTATTTTTTGGCTTTATTACGTGCGGTGATGTTCCATCTTCTAAAAATAATATAATATTACCAAATTCTTTATTATTAATAACCACTTCATTACCATTAAGATCAATATCCCAACCATCAGCAACAATACCTTTTCCTGGTGTTCGTTTAACAATTTCAGTATAATACGATGTGGCTATGGCTTTAAAAAATGCATTGTTTAATTGGGTTTGGGTTATTTTGCTCATATTTTCACCATTTTAAAAAATTTATAGCAAAATTGCCCTTGATATAATCCCTCGTCATCCATTATAATACGAAATTGCTCCCCTTCTGTTATTGAAAATTGGTTATTTTGTGATATAAATTCAATAGTATCCATATGATGTATATTTTGGTCATAACTACAACATCCCTTATATTCCACAATACCTTTGTCGCTATATCCCGTTTGTTTTAATGCTTTTTTATTTGGATTAATAGACATTATATTAATATTAATAAGTTCATCTTTATCTTCTTTCGGCGCTGTCGTTAACCCTAAAAAATCACCGGACTGGTATTCTTGATTATATTCACTTTTTGAATGCCGTTTAACTTGCGTAGTATTAGCCTCATAAATATAATTAAAGGATTTTCTAAAATCATTTATACCGAATTCATCATTATTCACATACATAGTTATCATCCATATTATTTATCAAAAATATTTAAATATCCTAATGGTATTTTAAATTCTTTACCTGTTACAGCAAGTTTCAAATAACAATCAAAACTGCCTATTTCAATTAAATCCGTATTTTTAATTGTATAAGTACAAATACCATCGGTAGCGCTAGTAATAGCGCACCCCTCTTCAATTAAATATTTATCAACAATAGTATAATCTAATTTTTTAGCTAAAAATGTTATAACATAATCAGTTAAATTAAATATAGTTCCATCATTATTTTTAATATGAAAATAAATAACATTACCAAAATCACCTTTTTTAAATTCAGGCAAATTATCAAATGTTTTTCCTTCGTATATAATTGCTGCGTTCATTCAAATCACCAACCATTCATATTGCTACGATTATAACCTTTAGGTATTAATACATTTGTTATTTTTATTGGTTTTATTTTTCCTATTTCATTATATAATTGATTATTAAATTGTTTAACCGCAGCACTAACGCCTTCTTGATCGAAATCTATATTTACATCATTAATTGTTCTAGATTTTAATCCGCGTTGTAATTTATAAACTGGTAAATTCTTAAATAAATATATTATTACATATAACTCTTCTATATAGTTAATATTTGGCTTGAGATTAGCAAACGTGTCTATAACCTTATAATATGTCAATTGCAAGGTGTAACCATCGCTCGGGTAATTATTGTCCATAGTTATTAAAGTATTGCCGTTTGGGTGATCAAACACGCTGCTAGATACATTTACATTTAAACTCGTTACTGTGTATGGCGTATTTTTTTGGTATTGTAATATATCTATATCATCCACGTCTACAATATTATCAAAATTAGCATCAGCAACGTAAT